TGGCCTATATGTGGAATGACTCAAATACGGTCACCGCTATTCAGAACTACCCTAAGTTCAACCCGGCTGACCCGGCAGTCACATCTTTGGGCATCCAATCAGGCTTAGCCTCCAGTAATGGCAACGGGTTGGCGGTTCTTTCTACCAGCTATGGGTATGTTGGCTCAGCGGTAGGTAACTCCTTGGTCCTTGACGCGGGAGGGATTGGTAATAGTAACCCCCTCACTTGGGAGACTCTGACTGCCACTGGTGGTATTGTAGGATCGACCAGCCCTTTCCCTTCTGTAAGCACTAACTTTAATGCGGTGTTTTTGTGCAACATAATTGTTCCGACCGCTGGAACACACACTATTAACGTGCAAAACAAGCACCAAGTGTTAGTGGGTATTGGTGGACTATTCGGCGGCACGCCCTTTGCTTCGGCTCCGTTTTATTCCACAGGGAGTAACATCCCACCCGCAGGTCAGACAATGACCGCATATAGCGGCTTCCCGCTTTTGCCATGGTTTCCATACAACAACATCTCCTATCCGGAACCTGTTACTTCAATTAGCGTCAACTTCCCTTCAGCGGGTATCTATCCGATGGAAGTTGATTATGACTACTGGTACCACAGCGGACGTACTATGTGCCTCAGTTTTGACAACGCGACCACATCATTCGGGGGTAATAGTGTACCCACCAACTACCCGGTAACCACCAGTGTTGTCACTCCTCCTCCTGCCAGCACCCCTTCTGGTGTTCTTACAATCACCCCGGCTGGTGGAGTTACCAACTTCCAGTTTACGGGAAGCCCAATCACTCTGACGGTTAACATATCAGGGGTTACGTATACCTCGAAATCATACTGCCCTGTGCTTGAAGGAACCAGTGGTAATTTGCTTTTGTACAACAGCGCATCCAGCAGCACTTACACATTTCAGACCTATAATGGAAACTCGGTTAATAAAACAGCGTATGCCCCGGTCGGATTCCAGCTATCCTCGGCGGATAACAATGCCTATCAGGGATTATTTGGTGTGTCGTATAACGGCTCTGACTTCTCGTTGAATTACAATGGGACTACGGCCAACTCAACTAGTGCATCCCGCGTGCTTTCCACTAGCTTGATCGTCACGGCGGATGATGTTGCTTGGTTCAACAACTCGAACAACTCTTTCGACCTCTTTGTTCCAGCGGGTTCAACGGGGGGGAACACCTTTAATTTCGAGGTGGATTATATGAACAATCCTTCAGTGGCATCCATCTCACCTACTACAATTACAGCCAATGGGAATAGCTATACGTTAGTTATCTCACTGAGTAAGGCGTTTTCACCTCAGCAGCAGGGAGCGTTTGGTACAGGAAACACAGTCAATTGTAGTTGCTCGATTACCGGCGCTACCTCAACCGGAAGCCCTTCTCCTAACTTAGATTCCGGTGGGTGGCTTACAGGGTGGAACGTACCCTTTACTGCCCCCTTAGCCACATCAAATCAGACCTTGACTGTTAGCCTCACTGTGTCGGGGACTCTCACTTACCTTAGTGGCGACACGTTTGTGACTAACACTATCACTTATATTAGTGGGAATGTTGGGACTATAACAGCAAATGGTTCCACGTATTTGCCTCCTAGTGCTCAGAGTTTTTCTGTCTCGCCATCTGGCCCTACCTATCCATATACCACTACGTCAGTTACTGCAACCGCAACTGTGTTTACAGTAGCCACAAATGATTCAGTGACTTGTATTTTCAAATACCAACCAGTTGGAGCCTCGGGTTCAGGGACTATCGGAACGGGAAGTCAAACATCCTCCATTCCAGCCACTATAGGTTCTACTGCTGGTTATCTGCAAACATTCACCTTTACATTCAACCCTAATTCGTTTCTTGGCGACCCAGCAGGTAACTATCTTGGGTTTACCGCGACTGACAACGTAAGTGGTCTAACTTGTAGCTACACTTCGACTACGGTATACACCGTAACACATCCTTAATTAGGAGAAATACGACAGTATGTCCGATAGTTTCGTGTATGCGTACGCACACCCACCGTTCAATTTTTTAGGGCACTTCTCAGCTAGTCAGTGGAGTGCCTTTCAGTCTTGGGTGTCTGATCGTCAAAATAACTTCGCACCCATCTCCCAGTTCTATCAGATTCGAGCCCAACAGCTTAGAAAAACTGCGGGAGTGTTGGAACAGTATTACAACACGTTGAACGATCAACACCTTGCACCTACCTTTTCCAAAACTCTTTGGAAGCCGGGGCAATACGGCCACTTCGCTTACCCCTATGATAACGACCATCTTCCCATGGTGATGATGAGTAAGGTTAAGACCAGATTCAAGGACATGCTTCAACGGGATGAAGAGGCTGTGTTTCACATGAATCAGGTGCGGTGTCTAATCGAGAAGAATGAGGATATGGCTCAGCACGCTCATGATTTCATCCAACCGGCGAACTCGACCTCGAATAATGATTCTCCTGAGACACTTCAGCCTCTGTTGGCAAAAATCAACAGTTATTTCTCGAAACCTGAGTACGTAGCCGTTCTAGTAGATGACATTAACAGTTTGTACAAGGGTCAACCGTATTTCCGTGTCCATCAAGCCGATACCCCAACTACTTGGGAGTTAGAACAGATGATGCATACTGACCCCTCATTGGGAATGCCAATCAATATCAAGGAACAAGGAGCCGTCGAAACTTAATGAGTTATGATTTCAACATTCGGTTGGCTCCATGTGACCATCAACAGTCATTTGAGAGATATGTTATTGATTGGGAAGATTTTATGACGCTGCATGTTGCTAGTAATGTGGTCATGAACATGCGTGCCCCAATTAACGGCGTCAATCAGGTCGAGGTGTATATCGGAGGCCAACTCATTCAACCGAATGATCTAACCTATGGGTACAAAATCACCCCTGACATTAACCGGGTCCAGACCGACAACCCTAACCAGTTCTACAAAATCATGTTTAACAAACCGATTCGTTGGTATGTGCCTCTTATTGAGGTTTCTTACATCACGGTCAAGAACTTTTGTTTGAAATGTGGGACAGCAGGGCAGTTGAATGATATTAAGCCAGCCAGCAATGGGTCGGTTATCCATACGGTCGGCACCGATAAAATGGTTCAACGGGTGTTGAAGATGGTACTAACCTCTCAGTGTGGGTTCTACCCCCAATTCACCTGTCCAATTAAGAGTTATGTGGGTAAAAGATTTGGGGTGACAATCACAGATGCGGACGTTTCGAATCAAGTTATGACGGCTCTTCAGAATCTGAAAAGTATTCAATCGGCTCAAAGGACTGTGCAGCATCTCGACCCGCAAGAGATGTTAAAAGATATACAAAACCTGCAAACTACTACAGTTGATCCGACTTCTATTTCCATTGCGGCAGACTTAACCTCTTATGGTACGCCAAATGCGACCTCCGTGAGCTTTGCCTTAACCACGTCATCCCAGTTAGTAGGTCAATAAATGCCAACACCTAATGTCACATTAACGGCTCTTACATCAGTGACCCCTGTTCTGCCCACACCGACGCAGGGGCAGACAAGCTCTATCTCTGTCGATACAACGGCTCTGCCATACATCATCTACGCGGATGCAAATACAAGTCAGGTTGAAGTCCTCGCATACAACCAGACCACCTATAACAAAGACCCTCTTTTGGTGAATGGACAGAACCAATTTGGTGGCACCATAACCATCAATCCCACACAAGGTGACTTCACCGTTCAGATTCTCGGTAGAAACTACGACCCAACCGCCCCTTCTTGGGCGGCGGCGACAACCTACGCTCTCAATTTTCGATTGGTTGACCCTAATGGTTATGTTCAGGTTGTTACTACAGCGGGAGTTTCGGGGTCAACAATTCCAAGTTTCAACACAACAGTTGGTGACTCTACAACTGACAATGGCGTAGTGTGGGAGAACCTTGGTTACATCTCCATCACCCCTACCCTGAAGTTTCTCCTACTCCCGTACGTCAGTGGCTCAGGGGCTCTTATTGGCCCTCCTTCGGCTGTACGTTCTTACATGGCACAAAATATCTGTCGTGTTGAATGGTTGGAACCGACCTATCCCGGAACTATCGGAACTCGCGTCATGTTGTCCACTGATCCAAATGGCATCAATCCCATTTACACCCAGTATGGGGGGATTGTGCCACCTTCGCAACTAAGTAGATCAGATACGTCAGTGTTGGCTACTCAGTCAGCAACTGCTTATGACGGCACGGCGGGAACTCAAACCATAACGACGGTCAATACAGTTCAGCAGAACAACTATAACTACGTGGATGTTCCACAAACAGATGTTGGTGGCGCGGACATCTTCTATGCGATGCTTTCCACGGTTATTCAAGACCCCAGCACACAAGCTATCTTTGAATCACAACAGAACGGCCCGGTTACATGTGGTTATGTAAACCTCAAACTTGTACAGCTTACCGATTTCCTTGCACTACAACGTAAAGAAGACATAGCCGGAAGGATGATTACGCAGGTCAATCGCAATTACCCTAATTTAGACCTGTCCCCACGCTCAGAGCTTCGTGATCTTATGGTTGATCCAGTAGCGATTGAACTCTCTAATATGAGTGTTCGAGAGTGGTTCTCGCGGGTTAGTCGATCCGTTTCGGGTCTTGCTCAAATTGATAATGCCAGCGGTAACGGCATCAGCGACCCATTCAACTCGTCTCCTGTGAAGCAGCAAATTTCTCGTGCGTATGGATTAAACCCCACCGACACTCAAACATTTATTGACAGTCAGTTTGATGTACTTGGTGAGCGTGCTGGTCTCAGCCGCCTTGGTGCAACTTCTTCGGTTGTAACCATCACGTTCTACACATACGTCAAACCAACTTCTTCGGTGGTGTTTCCTACCGGCCTCATTGTTTCTACAATAGCTGACGCACAGACTTCAGCTTTAAATTTTGTGACAACCGGCTCCGCCAGTATAGCGACAAGCTCTACTAACACGTATTACAACCCGGTCAATGGTTGGTGGGCACTAAGCGTACCAGCCTCTTGCCAATCCGCAGGAAGTAACACAAACGTAGGGTCTGGAACAATCAATAATCTTGGCTCTGGAGCCCCTTCAGGATGGTACTGCACAAATTTGGTGGCAGCGGCATTCGGACAGGATAGAGAAATTAACTCCAGCTTTGCCTCTCGTATCATAACCCGGTCGGTAACAGGGGTGGATTCAGGTACACGTAACGGATACCTTACCACAGCACTTGAAACCCCCGGAATAACCTCCGCAGTTGTGGTTGCGGCGGGGGCGACTGAGATGCTCCGTGACTGGGATTCAATTCGTCAAAAGCATGTGTATGGTTGTGTGGATATTTATACGAGAGGTATCAGCTTCTCTGAGCAGGATGAAGTGGTTGGGTTTCAATATAAGAACACTGGCACGTTTGGGACTCCTACAACGTACATCACACTAAACTCGTTTAATAGGAACACGCTAAGTGCTCAGATTCCAAATTTTGCCTCTCTTCTATACCCCCTGTACCAAGGAGTGCAGCTTCTTGTCACCGGATCAAATGGGAGTTTTTATCTTGGCCTAGAGAATGCTCAATTCGATAATGTGGGGGGCTATATTATATTGAATCCGAACGATCTGGCCTACCAAATTGTCGGCGACCCACTATCTCAGATTTCTATTCCTTTGGTACTCAATGGAGCACCCGCGACAAATAGGGCGGCTATTTCCAATCTATCTACCCAATCAGGAAGCACGACCTACCAATTGTTGGCAAGATACCAATCTCCTCTCACTGACGCCCCAGCGTTTCAACCAGTGGTTGCGGTGAACTCTGTTATTGGTCAGGCCAGTCAAACAGGTACAGTGGCGTCTAATCTCATCGACTTAATCCACACCTCTGATTTCTTGTTGAATGGTGGGTCTAATCAGGCTGGAGATTTTGTCAATGTATCAACCACCGCCACTGCTTCGACTACAAAGACAATAACCGCAGTCAGTGGTAGTTTTGTAACGATTGATTCAGGTATGAGTCTAACAGTGGACATTAACGGGAATCTTGGTAACGTGGTTTCAGTTCTTTCTAGTGACCAATCCACCTTATATGGCTTTGGTACAGACTACGCTCTTGCTTCTATAGGAGCCTACCACACCTATGGCATTAAACCACTTCAAGTTACTGTGCAGGTCACAGCGATTCAGATTCTAGGGACATCAAGTCAGGCAGTTTTTACATGCAATAACTTGTTCGGGGTCGGAGCTACTGTCACTGTTAACAATTTAACCACACCTGAATTGGCGACCCTGTTCCCCTCCTCCACCGTTTTGACGGTGACTTCTTCAAATGGTTCGTCTTTCACAGTAACGTTCACATCAAGTTTGAACACAACCCCGATTGCAACAACCGGCACAGTTGCAGGAAGTACAATTCAGAACAACCAGCAAATTCTAGTTACTTACAACAAGTTTGAAGTTGCTGAAAATTTGACGTTTGTATCGGGAGAGTCTCAGACTCTATCAGGCACGGCATTCTCTACGTTGAACAACCAAGGATTTGTGTATAACACGTGGCTCCCTGAGAGTTACGGGAACACCACCCTTACGTTGGATGGGGCAACGTTAAATTCAGATGGAACGGTGAACCTATCACTATCCACTGGGCTTGTAGGGGCGCTGATCCCACATGATAATCGTTACATCAAGGTGACATATAACGGCACTGTGATGGTAGAAAATCAAGACTATGTTCTTGTTGTAGCCGCAGTTTCTGGCACAGCAGCCATTGCTCGGTCGGCTGCAAACATCGGCACTACCCGTATTCCTGATGGGGCGGCTGTAAGCGTGTCTTACTTCATTACTGAGGCGTTCACATTTGCTACTGAATATCCAGCCTTTGTGGAAATCCTCGCTAATCAGATTGCAACCACTAAGCACGCAGCAGCAGATGTTCTTGTGAAAGCAATGGTGGCCAACCCGGTCGATGTTTCTATGACAGTGACTTTACAGGCGAATGCTTCGGCGGATGTTGTCGATCCCATTATCCGCAGTACCATAGACCTCGTATTGGATAATGCGAATGCCTCTCTTTATCAGTCAGAAATTGTTCAGCAGGTCATGGGAGTAACCGGAGTACAGACGGTCAATCTTCCTCTGACTAAGTGTGCCAAGAGTGATGGCTCCTACGACATTGGTGTGGTTATTCCGACTGGAACCACGTGGATTCCATTGTCTTCAGACCCGGCGTTCGCGGGAAGCACAACGCCAGCCAATAGTTTCATTACACAGAAGCCAGTTCTTCCAGATAGCACAATGCCCTCGGGTGGTACACCTGAAGCCTTTGTTGGCCTCCTATATCAGGGTCAGGCATACACTCGTACAAATTCGATTCAACAGTTCCTTACCACGGCTGCAACTCCGGCGACGTTGTCCTCAGCCGGTTCTTTTTACATTATCGGAACCAATGACCGAATCAATGCGACGACAGCTTTGAGTTCGGCGTATAACCAAAAAGTCATTGTCACGGTTCCGGCTACTGTAAAGAATCCTTCCCTTCTCTCATTTTTCGTGACCTACCAAGTTTACGGAGCAGGCGGGGCTAGTGACATTATTTTATCTAGCACCGAGTACGTCACCCCCGGAAACGTCACAATCTCGTATATAACTAACGGTAACTAAAGGATGTAAATGGCTTCACCTCTATACAATTCGCAGGGGGCATGGGTATCCACGACTCAGTATAACTACCTAGATGCGGTAACCTATGGTAGGTCTAGTTACATTTGCACCGCTTCGGGTTCTCTAAATCAGGAACCTTCCCTGTCGCCGTCAGTATGGGTTCAAATGCCAGAGGTAACCCAAGAAGACCAATACTATTTGAAGAGCAGGGAAGACCTCTTACAATACGAGGACGCCCGGTATCAATCCCTAATCAACGCGATGGCGAACTACTATACTACACGTAATGACCAGAGTGTTTGGGGGTCGTTCTTACGCGCAGTTTCCATGGAGTTGGCTCGTATTGAGTATATGTACTCGTACGATGTGGTTACAAAAAACCCCAAATATTTAACCCCTCCGGACATCAAACGTGAGTATGCTAACCCCCTGTTTGTAACAGGTAATTTTCAGCAGTTGTCTCAGTTTGATTCGGGGGCGTTTGGTTCCTCATTCGGTCAATGGGTGTCGGATAGAGGGGTTATTCTAAACGAGGCAATCCTCGATAGTAATGGGAATGTTCAAATAGCGACCACCCCCGGTCAGACAGGGTTAACTGAGCCCCTGTGGGCGGTCACCACAGGCGGTACTACGACGGATGGCTCCGTAGTATGGACGAGCGGTGGCGTCGCACCCAGCACGCTTGCATACCCAAACGGGTATCGTGATATGCTCATCGACCTTCTCGCGGCCTATCAGGAAGGTGCCACGGTTAAATCCATTCAGGATGTCATTTATGCTTACACGGGGAAAGACATTATAGTAGAGGAACTCTACAAGCAGATTGGAAATGGGTTTTACGATCAGAGTTATCGAAACACGGTGACCGTAAGTGTCAATGTTGGAGGCGATGATCCCTTCACTGATGTAGAGAGTCTACAAGAGTTACAACAGATTACAAATTCCCTGTATGGTGCAGTTGACCTCGCTAAACCAGCCCATGTTGGCGTCGAGTTCGCCACCATTTTTGGGGCGGATGAAAACATTGATTGTTTTATCAGCCCTCGATACCTGACACAGGCTCAACTAAATGTGGTGGCCGAAAGTCAACAGCAATACTACAGCCTCATAGCGTATGTTTCAGCCCCACTTGCGTGGTCTCCTGACACCCATTATGCTTTGAACACCATTATTCAGGACTCCAATGGGTACCTTCAAAAAGTCACGACCGCTGGAACTTCTGATTCAGTGGCACCGGGATGGACGACCGTTCTCGACGCCGTTACTTCAGACGGTCAGGTGGTTTGGACAAATATAGGAACCCCTGTAATTGCATGGATAGCAGACACTAACTACGTTGCAGGTAGCCTTCTTCAGGACAGTAATGGAAACATCCAACTCGCGACAACGGGAGGGGTCTCTGGCTCCTCTACACCAAGCTGGAACTCAAGTCTTCAGGGAACTGTCACAGATGGTGGAGTGACGTGGATCAACATCGGCACTCCGCAAATTACAACGACAGCATACACTGCCTTGTCATCTTCACAAAAACCCTATTATCAAGGGTACTATCAAGATGTAAATTGCGTGGGTTCGGGCATCAATGACACACTTCGAATAATTATCCAGCAATATGAAGAGCCACCATACAACCCTATGTTGTATCAAGCGCCTATCGTCGTCGTTGGCAACCCGAACACTACACTCGCTTCTTATGGGCGTCAGATGTTCACTCCGTTGAGCCAAACAAATTGGCAGACGTTACAGGGCAGTCCACAGGTGTGGGATAGTTCGATCACATACCCCAAGGGTGCGCTTGTGCGTGCTGTGAGTGTCTCAACCTCCGGTAGTTTTAGTGATGGTGTATGGACACCGGGCGGGTGGCAGTTATATCGTGCTTTGAAAAGCAATGAGAATAACAACCCATTAACACAAACAACCGACTGGGCTCCCTTGGTTGGTATCGAGGGACAGTTTGCCCCTTCTGTATATCAAGCGTACTATCAGGCAGCAAATGGTCAGTATGTGGCGGGTATTCAACCGTGGAACCCAACGACTTCGTTTTATACGGGGCAGTACGCTATTGATAACAGCGGCAATCTGGAGCTTGCTGTCGTCGGGGGAACCACCTCTCCAACAGTCAATGTGGCGAACGCCCCGAACGCAGTGGTGATTTCAGGCAACGTCCTTACTTTAATGCTGTCGAGTGGGTTAGCCAGTATGGGGCTTGTAGCCGGGGTCAGCAGTCTGACCATCTACAACTTTTCATTCGCGACTTTTCTGAACGGTTTGACATTGCCAGTTGTTGCGATTAACACAACATCCAGTCCAAACACTGTTTCATTGACTTACACTCATGCAAACTACAACTCTGATTTGCAGAACGAAAGCAACGCCTCTATCCGTGTCGGGTTCAGCACGTCAACAAGTGTACCAACCTATGATGGAACGGTTCTGTGGGAATACCTTGGCTCCAACTACCTCAACACCCCAGCCAAGTGGATTCAGGTGGTTGATTCTACCAATAATCCGACTTCCGAAGTCTCTAATTGGGATGTAAATCACCCCATGGGGTTACTCTCACCCAGAACTGACCTTTGTTGGGAAATCAGTGGGGGGGATTTTTTCCAGTCATATACGTACGAATAGGAGAGATAGTGCCGAAAGGAGTAAAACTTACGAGAGAGGAGTTCATTAAAAGGGCTCAGCTAAAACATGGGTTCAAGTACGCTTATGGAAACACGCAGTATGTGAACGGTAAAACCCGAGTCATAATTACGTGTTTTAAGCATGGAGATTTTATACAGAGAGCAAATCACCATCTTGATGGAAGGGGGTGCAGACACTGTAGTATTTCAGCCTCGTCCACCACTCAATCCAATTTCATTGAAAAAGCTAAAGAGCGGCATGGTAATGCATACTCCTACACTAAAACTAGATATTTGTCGGCTCTGACTAGGGTTTCAATAACGTGTAGAGTTCATGGAGATTTCGAGCAAACACCCCATAGTCACCTTCAAGGTTCTGGGTGCCCCCAATGTGGTCATGATGCATCTTCTAAAGCCAGAAGTGCCACCTTAGAGAGTTTCATACAGAGAGCTACGATAGCACATGGGTGTATATACTCTTATTCAAATGCTATCTATATCAACGACTGCACCAAAGTTTTCATCACATGCCCCGAACATGGTGACTTTGAGCAGACCCCAAATAACCACCTTAAAGGGCAGGGATGTCCTAAGTGTGGGAGGGGTAAAGCCGAAGAATCACGTCGTTTAAACTTGGAAGAGTTTATTAGACAGGCCAATCGAGAACACAAAGGAAGGTACACGTATCAGAACTCGGTATACACGGGGGCTCTAATAAAACTATCTATCACATGTCCAACCCACGGGGATTACAAGCAGAGCCCGGATAAACACATGAGAGGTCAAGGTTGCCCGAAGTGTAAAGAGTCCAGAGGGGAGCGTTCCATTCGTAATGTTCTGGATTCGATTACAGCTTGTTATCAGCCGCAATACAAGTTTTTAGAGTGTAGAGATAGACATCCCTTACCTTTTGATTTTGCATTAATGAAGTCAGGGGTTGTGGTGGGGTTGATTGAGTATCATGGGCAGCAACATTACACACCAGTCCGATTTTTCGGAATATCGAAAGAAAGGGCTGCAATAGCTTTCGGAGGCGTTCAAAAGAGAGACTACATAAAAGAACGATTCACCGCAGACAAAGGTATTCCGCTGCTGGTCGTACCTCACTGGGAATTCGCCACCATTAAGTCAAGGGTGGTCCGTTTTGTCAACCAATCCTGTAGTTTTTGCCTAGCGGAATCTAAGTAGAGAACATTATGAGCAAGCACTTCCACAAATCCTCCGCTATTACCTCGGACTTTCCTGCATTCGATGAGTTTTCGGCTGCGTACGACGTACTCAACCTCAGTGAGGACTACGATTGGTATGCTAATGATGCCGAGGATTTTGTTGACGGGTTTAATGAGATGACACCCGATGAGAAGTATAAGGCGGTCACCGGCCTTGTTTCAGCTAAGGTACAGGACTATTACGACCAACTGGTGGATTTTTATGAGGGTATGGCTTTTCCCGCAACCCTTTATCGTGTTGTCGCTCTATCCAAGATAGAAGCTCTTCGTATGGAAAACATCGGAGAATCATGGACGTGGGATGAGCACTCAGCCGAGGAGTTCCTTCCCGGTAATCATGGGCGATTCATGTTGAAGGCCAGCGTACCTTACGAATCGGTGGACTGGCATGAGACATTGAAGTTGAATTTGGATAGAGGTATAGGCGAGGTTGAAAACGAAGTTCGACTTAAGTTCGACGCCCCAATGGAGCTTGTAGCCTACCGTAGCAAAAGTACGAAAGAGTGGACACCTATTGCTAAGATGGTTACCGCCAACAATAAGACTGCATACCTATCTCCCGCTACGGGAACACTGGACATTTCGGTTATCCGAGATTCACGCCCCTATGCAACCATTTCCCTAGACCTCGGAATTCCCAATTTTACTGTGTTTTCTTTGAAGTTTCCCCTTGTGGAAGATAAGCCAGCCACGATGAGTGAACTTGTTGCTGAAGGGGTTCATGTGTTGTTGGATGAGATGTCAGCTTTCATGCTTTCCCTTGGCTTTGAAGAGAAAATCATTGTGCATATCTACGCCACCGTCCTAACTTGCTTCAAAGGCATGACCGGCGAAGCTGACTCCAGCAAGTCCCAGTCGGCTATCAGCAAAGACCCGACAGTGAAGACCTTCGAAGGCACGTTCAAGCTGCCCATGGAGTTTGTCAATGAGACCTACGACAAGGTAGTTACCGCCGCTGGAAAGAACATCAAGCGACCACCAGTCCATCGTCATCTGGAACTCACTTACGAGAAGCCATCAAAGACAACCGTCAACGAGGCACGCACAGTCATTAAAAACTTCCGTAACCGTAGCCTTAAATCCCAACCTAGTCCCTTGTACATTATTGTGTACGATTCGATGGGCAGGGCAAGAGGGACAATCCCCTTCGGGCCGAACTTTAAGAATCAACTGCTGAATCAGGTGTATAAGAAGGCGTCAGTCGAGTTCACTCCTACCGTAAAATTCGACAATGACATTGAGATGAAAATGACCAACGCTGAGGGCATCCCCAAAAGTATCTTTGTGGGTGATGAAAAGTATACCCCGGTCGCAACCGTAAGTGACGACATGGCTCTTTATTCAAACGAGAAAGACGAATATGTTGTCAAGTTCACAGATGGTCGCTGTGTTGCTTTCACTGATTTCCCTTCTGTTGGAGAATTGAGGGATGATAACTACCCAGTTCCAACCATCTATACGAATTGGAAGATGCTACCCAAAGAAGAAGTGCCAGAATCCTCCGATGATGGGGAGGCGGTTGATGCGCGTGGCACGGAAGTTATCGAGGGCACCGAGATAGAAACTGACCCAGTGGCCGACCTTAAGGCTGATGACGATAAGAACGAGCAGCTTGAGGAAGGGGTGGATGAATTACCTGAGGGTCAGGAGAAGACTTCAGCGGTTAAAGCACAGCGGTACACCGTGGTTTGTAAAGCATTTCGTATGATGGGCGCACCCATCAAGAACTGGAATAGCGGGGCTGAACACGTCCGTCTTATTGATGCTACAAATGAACGAGCCGCAAAACGAGAGGCGCTGTTAGACCTTAAGAACTCTTATTCCTTTGCAAACATTGAGTTCAAGGTGGTCTGGTGCTACCCGGCAGCAGAAACAAAGACCTCCGGTTGGCGGGAAGATTATCGCGGTCAGACGAAGAAACCTCACGGCATGTCCAGCCAGTCTTGGCAAGCTATTCAGCGTCAGTTGAAGGAAGAAGAAAAGAAGTTTGACCCCGACCAGTACATAGACCCCTTGACAAACTTGTGGGGTAAGTTAAAACCATCTGAGCGTAAAAGATTGGTGAGTGTGCTCAAAAAACCCACCAACAAGACATGGAATGATGCGTACTCTATCATTATCCGTGACACGGGTATGGTATCCCTCTGGCAAGCGGTTATCGCGGTCGATCCTTTCTTTCCACGTCGTGGGCCTTCATACACAAGTGGGGAGGCTGAACGTGAACGAGTGTGGGAAAAAATTCCTTCTCGCGAAACCCTTATCAAAGCTTTGCAATACGCAAATCCGGTTAAGCACGAGAAGAAGCCTGATTCTGATTACGACAAGGATTTTATGAAGGCCCTTGGCATCATGAGTAGTAAGAAAGCCGATCATATTGACGATAATGGTTACTGGGCTGGAGCCGGTGGTGGTGCTTCAGGTATCCTCCCCATCTGCACTACAACGGGCCGCGTTTGCCTTGCATGGCGTAGTGGCTGGGTGCATGAGGGCAATTGCTGGGGAACCATCGGTGGAGCTATTCAGCAAGGCATGTCCCCCGGTGAGAGTGCCAAGAAGGAGATGCAGGAGGAGGTTGGCTACCACGGAAGCATCCGGCTCATTCCCTCCTTCGTTTTCACTCATGGGAAATTCAAGTATTACAACTTCCTCGGTCTTGTGGCGTCGGAGTTTAGTCTCAACCCCATGGAAGGTGGCTCCAGCAATCTTCAATTTACGGACGAGACTGACGCCATCGCGTGGTTCACATGGGATGACCTGCAAAACGACATTAGAAATAACCCCAGCGACTATCACTCCGGCGTGCTTAAACTATTGCAACAATCTGGTGACCAAATTCGTGAAATCTGCGAAGCAGCTAGTAATAAAGGTTAGAGGGGATTTATGTTTACTCAAGTTGAATTGATTTCCACAAAAGATGAAGTAGCCGTTTATTGGCTTGACCACAACCTAGATGAACACAAAGCACTTCGTGCCGGTCTTGGTGTGAAGATCGTTGAGGCCGATTCGTACTGGCGGATTAACCGGATTTTTATGACGCTGAAAAATCTAGCTGACTTGCCGGTTAAACATCGTATCGGTACGGTCATCGAATTGAATTAAAAGGGAGTAACCTAGATGCTTAAAGAAACCATGGACGCTCACTATCCCCACCTCCACATTCGTGTGTCACGTGAGGATACAGGTGAGGTTTTGTATAAGGAAGACAACACCATTGTGAATGTTGTGAAGTGGCTTTTTTCGAGAC